CGTCTTTTAGGATTCTCATTAGACGAGATAGGCAAGAAGTTCGGAGGTAAACATCACGCTACAATCATTCACGGACTACGTCAACACGAAGACTTACATCGGTTTGGATACGAAGACTACAAGATTGCTACAAAGCAAATAGATGACGTCTTGCACGGTGCTACGCTTCCTTACTACGATGACGCACCTGATTTATCAAAAGACGTACTAAAGGCAAAGACTTACACCCAGTTTAAAAAGATTCAGCGACACATAAAATTAGGCAAATACGAAACAAATTAAAGTATTTGACTTATATTTGTAAATGCGTTCATCCGACATTATAAACGCTAAGGTATTATTGAGCCATTTTAATGAACAAGAGGTCGGATGCTTGGGATTTAAAGTGGCTTTTTTATTACTTAAATTTTTGCAATGGCAAAAGACAAAAAATCATTTATCCTCTATTGTGATGCGATTCACACCGTAGAAAAACTATCCGACACTGATGCAGGGCAATTGCTGAAGCACTTGTTGAGATATGTAAACGACCAAAATCCTACTACTGATAATCCATTGGTAGAGATTGCATTTGAACCAATCAAGCAACAACTGAAGCGAGACCTTGTAAAGTTCGAAGATGTCAAAGTAAAGCGAAGCGAAGCAGGTAAAGCAGGTGCTAACAAACGATGGCAAGATATAGCAAATGCTAACAAAGGCATACAAACGATAGCAAACATAGCTGTAAATGATAATGATAATGTTAATGTTATATCTAAAGATATATATAGGAGCTTCGCTCACTTGTCTATAACTAATGCTGATGTTGAGAAGCTATTGGAGAAATACAATATAAACGAAATTGATGAGGTTTTAGACTCCATAGAAAATTTCAAAGGCAACAAGAAATATACTTCATTATATTTGACGGCTAACAAATGGCTCTCTAAAAACAAGAAATCTACGGAAGTTGAAGAGCCTAAAGAATTACTATTAGCACGAAAATTAGGACTATGCTAACGAAACAAGGAGATACACTACAATACCTATTGGATGTGCGAGATGGTAAAATCAAACAAGGACTCGGTCTTGACTGCTTCTTAGATGAGCATTTGAGATTCAAACCTAAACAACTAAACATCATTTTAGGACACGACAACGTTGGTAAGACGTATTGGATAAACTGGTACTTTCTTACGCTTGCACTAAAACACGGACTAACGTTCTGCATTTGGTCAGGAGAGAATCAGAAAGGTCAAATACTTAGAGACATGATTCAGATGTATAGAGGCAAGCATTTCAGTAAACTAAGCCACAATCAAATCAGCGGAGACCTTGCGTACTTGGAGCAGTTCTTTACTTTTGTAGACAACTCCAAATTATACAAACCCGATGAGGTTCTCGAACTATTCAAGAAAAGTGGATGCAATGTAGGATTGATAGACCCATTCACAGGGTTAGACCGAGAGATGAGCTTTGCAGGTAACTACGAGTTTATGAACCGAGCTAGGCAGTTTGTGAATCAGACGGGAATGACTATCTACATAAACACGCATCCTAATTCCGAATCAGGCAGAACTGGTAACCTATACCAAGACGGAGAATGGAAAGGACATTTGAAGCCTCCACTTAAAGACCACATTGAAGGTGGTAAGGCTTTCCTTAACCGTTGCGATGATATGTTTGTAATTCACCGCCTAATCAAACACGAAACAATGAAGCTGATAACTTGGGTAGGAGTAGAGAAAGTTAAAGACACGGAGACAGGAGGCAAGCACACGGCATTGAACGAGCCAGTTTATTGCAACTTCAACTCGGGAATCGGATTCCAAATAAACGGAATAGACCCTTTAGCAAAATTTAGACCAAGAGAAATACAAACACAAACACCTTTTTAAAATGGACTTATCACTTAAAATACTATACGCAAAAACAACCGTATGGACGGTTAAAGAACGAATCAAGAACGTTAGAGAGAAACTCGAAAAAGACAAGCCTGATGCCAAAGACTACATCAACGGAGGCAAGGAAAGCGAGGAGTATTTACTTGAGACTATTCAGGTTATAAACCTACTTGAAGACGAAATCACATCGCTAAACCGAGAAATGAATCAACTTGCAAGAAGAAACGCTCAACTGCGAGTAGCCTATCAAGAATTAAAAGACGAACTAAAATACAAAGACATTGAATTATGAAAAAGCCAATAGTAAAATGGTTATTAAATATGTTAATTGAAGAACCTTATTCAGAGTCACATTTTAAACACAATGCACAATGTTGGGATAAAGCTGAAGAAATGGAAAAAATAGAAAAACTAAAACGCCAGCTATTTATCGGAAAAGTACAAGAAATTATAGGCTTTGAAAAAACGATTGAATTGCTTAGCGAATGTAACGAAACATTTAAAGATGCCACGTTGTAAGAATTGCAAGGAGAAGTTTGAGCCTGTACGATTCAATCAAAAATACTGCTTGAATAAGATGTGCGTTGATGCTTGGATTCAGGAAGCCAAAGTAAAGAGCTGGCAGAAGAAAAAAAAGCAAATGAAAGCCGATTTAGAGACCGTACAGGAAATCGTAAAGGCAGCTCAAATGGTATTTAACAAATACATCCGAGAGCGAGACAAAGACGAACTATGCATCTCCTGTAAGCAAAAACCAAAGAAAGAAAACGCTGGACATTTTTTCAACGCTAACAACCATTGGAACGTACGATTTGACGAAGATAATGTTCACTTACAATGTGAAAAGTGCAATAGTTTCTTATCAGGTAACTTGTTAGAATACCGTCAACACCTACTGACTAAGATTGGAACAGAGAGATTTAATCAACTGGAAGCAAAAGCAAGAGTAACACGAAAATTCACAAAAGACGAATTAAAAGAAATAATTAAAACCTATAAACAAAAGATAAAAGATGGAACACAATAACGACTTTAGATACGATTTAGAAATCGGTAAGGAATTTGAGACTCAATTATTTGAACTACTCGGTAAAAGAATAGAAGTAAAACGAGACTTTAAATGCTTAGACACAGGAAACATATTTGTTGAGTATGAAAGCAGAGGTCATAAAAGCGGAATAAGCACAAGCCAAGCAGAATATTGGTGCTATTGGTTCAGCGATGACCATTGTATTTTGATTAAAACGGACACTTTAAAGCAAATGTGCAGAAAATATGTAGGCACTTGTAAAGATGTTTTAGGTGGAGATTCTAATACCAGTAAAGGAATTTTACTTCCGACTAAAGATTTTTTAGATAAAAGTATCAATTATTGATATTTATTTATATATTTGTCTAAACATTTAATTTATACGCTATGGAAACAAATCAATTAATTCAAGAATTACGAGGTTCAGACTTAGAAAGCTGGATGTTAGTGCAAAGAGCTTACAAAACTTATGCTCACGGTGAGGACATTATGGAGTGTGGATTTAATAAAATGTCAGGATACGTTTACATTGCTTTAGAAAACGGAGTGCAAATTGCTTCCTGTTTTGGTCAAGATGTAGATTACATTAAGTATGATTTTGAAACAAGTGAAGAGTATTTTTTTGATACTTATGAAGAATCCTTAAATAACTAATTATGAAATATACCTATCTACCCGATACGCATACAATCTTTGAAGCAAACGGCGAGCTGCATTTAGTATCTGAAAAAATAACTGTAATTATTAACTGTGAAACTTTTTATAATGATTTGCCAATTATTATCAAGTATATAATGCAAGCGAGAGAAGAAACAACGGAACAAATTGAAAAAGAATTAATACAAATAATAACACAAAAAACAAAAACGCTATGAAGAATTTATTAAAATCGTTGGCATCATTCCAACAAGAAGTGCCTGTAATCCACAAGGCAACACAAGGCTATGGCTACTCTTACGCTGACTTGCCTAAAATCTTTGAAGTAATTAATCCGCTGCTTAAAAAATACGGACTTGGCTTTACTCAAACTCTACACACAAAGGATGATGTGAACTACATTGCTACAATGGTATTCCACGTAGAGACTGGAGAACACATCGAAAGCTCAATAGCTATTCCTTACGTTCAGTTGAAGGGTATGAATGACTTTCAATCGTTTGGTTCGGGTGTAACGTACTACCGCAGATATGCACTCAGTTCTGCACTTGGTTTAGTAACTGACAAAGACACGGACGCAAGCGGAGAGCAAGTAAAGACGGAGAAGAAACTTCCTGTAATTGACCAAAAGCGTTTCAGCGCAGCAGTACAAGCTATTGCCAAAGGTGAGTATACTCGTGAAAAGCTCGAAACATCCTTTGCATTAACTGAAGGTCAAATTGATATTCTCAACGCACTATGAAAGCTCTCAAGATTCGATGTTCTGCCATAGGGAAAATAATGGCAACACCACGCTCTAAAGGCGAACTACTAAGCCAAACGGCTAAAACTTACATCCACGAACTTGTTTTAGAAGAGAAATACGGCATCCGCAAGGACTTTTCAAGCCGTTACACGGACAAAGGCAACGCAGTTGAGGATTTATCTATCTCGCTTGTCAATGATGTCTTAGATGTCAAATTTATTTACAAGAACGAAGAGTATTTCGAGAACGATTGGGTTAAGGGAACACCTGACGTAAACACGGAAGATGTATTGCTTGACGTAAAATCAAGTTGGGATGCTACTACCTTTCCGTTTTTTGATACGGAAATCCCTAACAAAGACTACTTCTATCAACTACAGGGTTATATGTGGCTAACTGGTAAGCAGCAGTCAATGCTTTGCTACTGCCTTGTAGATACTCCAATTGATATGGTAGAGGATGAAATCCGCAGAGCGCATTGGAAACTGCACAAAATTGATGAGGACTACGACTTGCGTGAGGAGATTCTACGCAAACACGAATTTAGCCAAATTCCAAAGAACCGCAGAGTAAAGGTATTCTATGTACAAAAAGACGAAGCACTAATCGAAGCTATCAAAGAGAAGATAGAGCTTTGCCGTGAGTATTATAACGCCTTAATTCAATTCCTATGAATCAAAAAGTAGAAGACCCGATTGTCCTAAAAGTAATGAGCAAGTTTTATGACCGCTCACAACGAGGAATTGAGAAGTATGGCACTATGCTAACACGAACTGATTTAGACCTCACCGATTGGTTGAATCATCTCCAGGAGGAATTGATGGATGCCACTCTGTATATTGAGAAGCTGAAGGCAGATGTCAAAACAAGCAAGGATAAGTGGTAAAAATTGCCACATATATAAACACGAAATGTAAAAAGTATGATAAAAGAATTTGTAAAACAATGGGATGAACGTAAGCATCTATTAGAAGAATGGTTAAAAGAAAACCAACCAAGTAATTACGATGATATTTATAAAAAGCTATTTGAATTGGTAGTAACTCAACCAAATAGCTACAATGATTCTTGGGACTGGGAACGCTTCGAAATTATTGACGATGGTGATTGGCAAGGTAATAGGATTTTTATACTTTGCAATGATTGCTATCAACCTAATTTGGAAGACTATATTTTTACGGAAGTTAGCTATGGTTCGTGTTCGGGTTGCGATACATTCCAACATATTCGAGATTTAGATGGATGGGATAGCGACAAAAACACGGACGAACAAGTCAAGCAGTATATGACACTCGCTTTACATATGGTTCAAGAAACTAAAACCTTTAAACAACAAGAACAATGAAGGTAATATATGAACAAGATTTAGGTATGGAAACCTACGCAGAAGTAAGGCTAACTCCTAACAAAAAGTATGTAGTATTTGTAACGCCTATGTTTGGAGGTGATTTCTTTCAGTACACACAAGATGAATTTGATACTTTGGAAGAGGCGAAAAAATTTGTTAACTCAATTACTTAAACAACAAGAACAATGAAAATAGAAATCACCCACTACGGACACAAAGCCAGCTACGAGTTCGAACACGAGGATGTAACTCTTGAGGACTTACTTTACCACGTTGAGCAGTTGATTCGGTTGACTGGCTATTCAATCAATGGAACATTAGAAATAGTAAACGAAGAACAATGAAAAAATTTAACCTAGAGTCTTACAAAGACTTATTAATTGAAATGAACGAAAAGACAAACTTTCGCTTTGACGAACTAAGCCAAACGCGTTGGGACGTGTTCAACGTCTTAAAGACGAACGGCTACATTAAGAAAGTAGACCGCGCGGTTTACACTTGGGCAGGTAGAAAACCAACTAAAGCAACCGCCAAACGTGTAGCCATGCTAACGACTGAATACCGCAAAAGCTGGGCGTCTAGTCAAAAGGACAAAAAGGACGTAAAGGACAAGCAAATTAAAATAAAATTCTCAAATCCTAAACCTAAAGCTATGGACAAACGACAAGAACGCGAACAACTAGCCGCAATCGGAACTATTATTTTAGTAACGGCCATTGCATTAACTTTAGTCATTGCATTTATTAGCAACTTTTAAAATCAAATATAATGGAAAACAAACCAAATTCAGGCGCAATCTTTAAGAACGACAAAAAAACAAGCGCTAACCAACCCGACTACAGGGGAAAAGTGAACGTAAACGGAAAAGAAATGGAAATAGCCCTTTGGGTTAAAACTTCTAGTGCGGGAAATAGTTATTTTAGCGCGTCTTTTTCCGAACCATACGTAGCGCCACAATCTGCACCAGTAGTTTCAAACGACGACTTACCCTTTTAAGTTATGATTATGTTTATTCAAGACGAAGCGCTTAGGCGCGGTATTAAAGACCTATTGAAAACACGAACTCGAAACCAAATAGTAACGGAAATAAAACAAAAGACGGGAAAGTTTCACCATTTTCAAATAAACAATTTCCTAGACGGCAAAGACGTTGCACTTTCGACCCTCGTTAAACTTGATGAATACCTTTATAAACACCTACACTAACAACTAGCCCCCGTAAAAAGGGGCTTTTTTATTTAAAAAAAGTCTTGTTTAAAAATTAATCTTATATTTGACTAGAATTTAACCATATGGAAATACTACTTTACATTGCGCTTGCATGGTTTTTAACGAACTTTGAGCCACTTCAAGACCTAATCGACCGACTCTTTACCGAAGTCCCCTTAAATCGCCTTACAATGTATTTACACGGCGCGTTCGGTTGTCC